CGCCTCGTCGTCGAACAGCAGCGGGCCCGGCTGGCCGCGGCTCTTGCGCATCGCCTCGTAGGCGCGGCTTCCTGGCACGTAGCGCAATGATTCGGCCTGCGGGTTGAAGATCTCGGCGCGGCGTTGGCGCACCAGCTCGCGCGCCAGCGCGGCGTCGCAGGGCAGCAAGCCGTCGAGCCCTTCCAGCTCGGGCACCGGCTCGTAGGTCTGGACCAGCACGATGGCCACGGTCAAGGCGCCACCGGGGCGTCACACGGTGGCGGGGCCGGCGGTGGCGGCGGCGGGGCGGGCGTCGGGGCCGGTGGCGTGTAGGTGTCGGCCTCGGGGTCGACGTAGCCGATGGCCGGGAAGGCGCGCGGGTAGCGCATGTCGTAGGCGTTGTGCCCCGTGACCAGCTTGTCGCCCAGCTCGCCGCTAACGAAGTTGAAACCCAGCTTGAGGCCGGCAGCGATGGCCAGGCCAGGGTTGGTGACGTAGATCAGCATGGCGGCCCCTTTTGCGAAGGCGGCCGGCGTGCCGCCTTGGGAAAAGGCCCCGGGCTGTGAGAAACCGGGGTGTAAAGGAATGGCAACCGCAAAAGAAGCCATTCGTGGAGGTACTCAGACGATCAAGGCGGCCACAGGCGCAGCAGGTACGCCAGCAGCACGAGGAACAGACCGGCCGGCAGGAACTGCAGGCGCGGGTGCGAGACGCCCAGCGCTGCCGCGAACAGCAGCGCCAGGGCGAACAGCAGCAGGATGAAAACCAGGATGCTCACGGGCTCACCACGTGATCGCGTTGACCGCCTGCACGGCACTCGGGCGGGTCATGCCGAAACCGACCGGCAGGATCAGGCGCTGCGCCACGGTCCAGGTCTGGAACAGCGACACCGCTTGATAGCCGGCCGAGGCCGCGCCGGTGGGGCCGCCGACCACCGAGATACCGGCGTCGGGCGGCACCTGATCGACGATGCCGAGCGCGCCCGACGGGCTCATGGCCTGGGTCGGCGCCACGGCGTCGGCGTTGGCCATGGTGAGCGTCGCCTCTTCGCTGACGTCGATCTCGGGGCCATCGTAGGCAGCAGCGAAGTACGCGGCGTCGACCATGATGGCGGTTTTCGCCGGCACGAAGGGCGACGCGAGCAGCGGGAAGCCGCGCAGCTTGCCGCCGTTTTCCGCGGCGGAATAAGGCGCCTCGCCCAGCGGTGTCGTGATCGACTGCAGCGCGAACACCGTGGAACTGTTGACCAGCAGAACGGGCTTGATGCCCAGACCCGCGGCCAGCAGCTTGTCGTACATGGTCTGCAGGTCGGCCGACACCGCGGCCACGCCGCCACCGGCCGCGCCGGGCGTGATCGCGACGCCATTCAGCAGGCCGGACGGACGGATGCCGGCGACGCCCGCCAGCGCATCCAGCAACGCCGTGTCCAGCATGTTGGCGGTGTCTTGGACCATCATGCGGCGGATGATGTCGATCGCGGAGGGATCGCTGGCGCGCATCAGTTCGCGCGTCAGCTGGGTGATGACGCCCAGCTTGTAGCGGTTCAGTCGCTGCGAGCCGAGCACGCCACGCTTGACCGGAATCACGCCGTTTTCGCCGACCCACGAACCGCCCAGCGCGACGCCACGCGCCGTGGCCTGGGGAATCAGAATCGACTGCGCACCGGCAAAGTCGATCAGCGTGCCCTGCGCAGCGAGCGCGGCGAACACACTCACCGGCACCAGATCGGTCTGCAGCATGCCCTTGGCTTCGGAGCGCACCAGTTCCGCGGCCCAGCCGGCGGTCGTTGTATCGGCCGCGCTGGTCGCGGTCTTGGCGATGGCCAGCGCCTGCTTGTCGTTCGGATACACCTTGCTGACGATCTCGGTCAGCTCTTTGCGCTGCGCAGCGGCGAGGCCGCGGGCGATGATGACGCGGGCCAGCAAGTCGCCGGCCTTGGGCTCGGTTTTCTTGCCAATGCGGTGCAGCGACTTGGTGACGCCGGTGGTCGGGTCGACCTCGACGACGCCATCATCGTCTCCCGCCGGCAAGGCGCGCTGCCCCATCGCCTTTTCCACGCGCTGCAGGCGCTGCAGTTCATCCTCACCCTGCTCGACCTTGATGGTCAGGTCGTCGACCTCGAGCTTGACGTCCTCGCCAGCGTCTCCGCGGGCGACGGTTGCCATGAGTGCGTCCTTGAGTTGGACCAGCTCGGCCTTTTTCTCGACGATGCTTTGCGCGATGGTTTTCATGGGGTCGGCCTTTCAAAGGGACAAAAGGGCATTGATGCGCTTCACCGCGGCGACTGCCTTGGCGCGGGTGGCGGAGGAAAGCGCGGCCTCTTGCCTGACCAGCTGGTCGATGGCGGCGCGGTATTGGGGCAGGGACTTGCCGACTTCCTGCAGCGCCTCGGCGTTGCAGGGCATGGCGACGACGCTGGCCTCGACCAGGCGCGAGCGCAGGTAACGGAAGCGCGGCGGGAAGGTCTTCGCCGCTCCCTTCTCGCGGATCTCTTCCAGTTCGTCGGGCAGGAACTTGACCGAGGCCGCCAAGCGGATGCCGGCCTTGTGCAGGGCGCGCACGAGGTCGGCGCTGGCGCTGATGCCCTGGGGCAGCAGGTCGAGCCGGGCGCTGGTGCGCTGGCCGTTGTTCGTGAGGTCGCGCCACGTGCCGATCAGGTCGGACATGTCGTTGCCGTGGTCGATCATGGCCGGCAGCGGTTGGTAAGCCGGCACCAGGCCCGACTGCACAACAACGTCGCCGGCCAGGTCGGGGGATTCGGTCGAGAGGGTGAAGCGCAGGCCCTGGTCGGTGTTGACCGCGGCAGCCGTTTCGCGCTTGACGATGAATCTCAGGCTATCGGTGGTTCGGTCCATGGCCCGGCTCCGGCAGCCGTAGCGGCTGCTGTAGCGGGACCGGAGGAACCGTCGCCCGTTGTTGCTGTTCCGAGACTGCCCGCCGCAGTTCCTGCTGCGGGCGGTTTCGGTTTGTCATGCGCCGGAAATATAGGACAGATTTGCTCAAAAGTGAACTGTTTCACGTGGAACTAGCCCACTTCTGGGCATTCGCCCGGCATCCCTGCACCATGGACAATAAGTGCATGGCACGCACAAAGCCGGGTGTTCCACCCCTCAAATTGAACGCCGTCGAAGTCAGGCGGCGAGAGATCGCGGCCCGGCTCGGCTGCTTTACAGAGGGCGAGGTCGCCGAACTGACGGGCTACGCGCTCGGCTCGCTGGAAACCTACCGGCGCCGGCATGTCGGCCTGCCTTGGATACGCGTTGGGCCTGAAGTTCTGTATCCCATTGAGCCGGTGCGCAAGCTACTGCATGCGCGCATTCAGCACCCCCGCGAGGTTGCTGACACCCTGTGACCGGTCAGCCAATCATCGCGGCGACGTCGACCTCGACCACCGGCGCCCGCAGGTAACCGACGCCCATGGTGAGCGCCACCAGGCCGTCGATGCGGCCCGTGCTCTTGCGCTTGCTGAACATGCGGCTTTGCTGGTCGTCGGTGATCGCGACCGCGCTGGCCGCCGCCCAGGTCAGCACCGGATTGCGGAAAACCCTGAGTGTCTTGTGCAAGATCGCGCGCTCCAGCTCGTTGATGCTGTGCGGCATCCAGAGATTGGAGGTCTTGACGCGCACGAAGGTCTGCGGGTGCTCGACCAGATTCAGCGACAGGCCCAGCGCGTCCAGCTCCTTGCGCAGGTACATCATGCGGTAGCGGTCGAACACCAGCGCCACCACGTCGAGCGTGCTGGCCAGCTCGGCGATGCGCAGGGCGATCGGCCCGTAGTCCAGGCTGGACCCCGGCACCGTGTGGATGTGGCCTTGCTTCTCCCACAGCGGATAGGGCACGCCGTCGCGCTCGGCCCGAGCCGCCAGCGTGTCGGCCGGGGTCCAGAATTCCACCCCCCCGAAAATTCCGGCCTCGGTGTCGGCCACCACCGCCAGCGCGGTGAGGTCGGTGGTCTGCGACAGGTCGACCGAGAGCACCACCGGCAAGCCGGCAAAGGCGTCCTCGAGCGGGCGCGGCTCGACCTCGCAGGCGCGCCAGGCCTCGCCCGAGATCCACGGACTGGCGGCGTCGGTCCACTCGCAGAAGTGCAGGCGGCGGACCTCGCTTTCTTTCGCCGGCATCTGCTTGGCCTCGTGCACCTGGTCGGCGATGTAGTCGGCGCGGATCGACAGGCCCAGGTTCGGGTTCGTCTTGCCCCAGCAGGCCGGGCTGGCAAACGGGTCGTCGCCCTTGTCGAGCGCGCAGACGAAACCGAAAAACCGGTCGTCGTCCAGCGTGCGGTCGCTGACGCTGATGGCGTGCTGGTGGTAGCGCCAGCAGACACTCTCACGGTCGAAGCCAGAATTGGTGATCATGAACAGCAGCGGCGAGCGGCGGCCCTTGAAACCGGCGCGCAGCATTTCCACCACCGTCGCGTCGCGGTGCTCGTGCAGTTCGTCGACCAGAGCGCAGTGCGGGCGCGGCCCCGACTGCGAGTCATCGCTGGCGATGGCGCGGAAGAAACTGCCCGCGGCGGTGTAGCTGATGTTGTACGGGTGAACCCCGCCGATGATGCGCACGCGCCGCGCGATCGAGGGCGACAGCTGCACCATGGCCACCGCGTCACGAAAGAGGACCATGGCCTGATCTTTCTTGGAGGCGGCGGCGTAGACCTCGCTGCGCGGCTCGTTGTCGGCCAGCAGCATGTACAGGCCGATGCCAGCCGCGAGCGGGCTCTTGCCCGAGCCCTTGCCGGTTTCGATGTAGCAGACCCGAAAGCGCCGGGCCCCATCCGCGTCGACCCAGGCGAACAGGCTGCCCACAATGAAGGCCTGCCAGGGCGACAGGTGAAAGGGCGCCCCTTCGAACTCGCCGGCATTGAGCCGCAGCACCCCGGAAAAGAAGGCCAGCACGCGGCCCAGCAGCACGCGGTCGAAGGTCCAGCCGCGCTCTTTCGCGTGCAGCATGTCATCGAGGTGGCGCGCGCAGGCGCCGCGCACGTAGGGCCCGGCGACGATGCGGCCGGCGGCCACGTCTTTCGCGTATTTGGTGACCGGGTCGCGGGGTCGATTCACTCGGCCATTCCTATCCGCTATGCGTAGAATTCAGGGATGCGCCACGCCCTCGAATTCCAGCAGCCCGACGCCGATCAGGTCATCGCCGCGCGGCAGCGCGCCGGCCTCACGCAGGCCCAGGCCGCGGATCTCGTCGGCCTGCGCTCGGTGGCCCGTTGGGGCGAATACGAGTGCGCGCTGCGCAACATCGACGCGGTGCGCTGGACCATGTTTTTGCTGCTCACGGCCCAGCACCCGGATCTACGCCTGACGCGGCAGCCCGGCGCCCAGAAACCCGGCCAGCGGGTCCTCGTCGCCGGCCTCGGGGATGTGGATCCGGGAACGCGCCGCGGGTGAATAGCCCAGCTCGCCGTCGA